TTCGATACTGCTTGAACTCGGCATGGTGGATGGCTGCGATCTTCCTGTTCGTCTGATTGTAGATGATCTCCAACGCGAAGCCGTTGTATATCTCAAGGTCTGCAATACACTTGGCTGCGATGTCGTTGAGGCTTTCCTCAGAATTAGGATGTCTCAGAAAGTCGTTGGCCTTTGCAATGCCCTCGGTGTCCAGGCCGCCCTCATTCAGCATGAACCCGTTGCCGAAGATGTAGTCCACCTTTCCATTGACTATTGCGTGGTGCTTTGCAGACGAGTTGTAGAGGTCAAGGAGGTAGTCGGGATAGCGGTTCTTCCATTCTCCACTTGATCCGTAGAGTATCCACTCCTTGCTCCGAACCTCCTTAAATTCAGGTGGCTTGTGGGTATTCAATTTTATGACGAACAGATTATCCTTCATAGACTGAATATTCAGGGTTATTACTGTACTCGGTCGGGCTGGTTGTCGTTCCCGTTACGATGCACATTCCTGTTTCAAGCACCGTCAATCCGGTAGGGTCGATATTCGTGCTGCTCGAATTGGCGTAGATCCAGTATTTCAATTCACCCTCTTTCAATTCAACCTCACCGTCTGCGGCTGTGGGCGAAGCCTGTTCGGTTATCTCGAATTGATTGTATCGGTTCTGAAAAGATGATGTGTCCTGTTGCACGCAATAGTCCTTTTCCATCGTTGTAAGATGCTGAAACTCGAACAGATAATCGGCTGCCGTTCCCTTCTCTGTCGTGGTTACGGTAACGCTATTTGCCGTTGCTTTCGTTATCCGTATCAAACCAACGCAACGAATATCTCAAGGTCACAGGCTGCGGTGTCCGCCTTTGCCGATATGCTGTCGATCTCAACGAACGCGCTCGAAGCACTGCCAGTAGCGTCAACCTCCAACTCATCATTTGACATCATAAAGGTCTGCCCTGCTCCGAGCTTGAAGAATGCCGTATCTGCTCCCGTCTTACTGACGCCCAACGTTACGAAATTCGTGTCGTCCTTGTTGGTTACCCGTAAATAACGGAGGTCTGTTCTGACGTATTGCCCCTGTCCTGTTGCTGAACCGAAGCCGAGAATGTCAACTTCGGCAGTTCCAACATTCATTATCCGTGGGTCAACGGTCGCCACACTTGCAACGGTGCGCGTATGGGTTGAGCCTCTGTCTGATCCTCCGAGGGTTATCGCCTCTGTGATGGTTACCGTAAGCGTTGCTGGTGTTATTGTGGATGCCATATCAAGTGTCTTTATTATAAGATACCCGAAAAGCTCTTTTGTTTCACAAAAAGATGCCCCACCCGATAGGATGAGGCATCAGATGGATGAAGATGGACGAGAAATCAGTTTGTAATGCCTGCCAATGCTGCGGATGCTATGAAGAATCCGGGGTCGGCCTCCATTCCTGTGAAGGTCATGGTATAACCGTTGAGGTCTGCCGCTGCCGTGCCTGAACCGACAACCCCTGCCGTGAGGTCGAGGCCGCTGGTAACGCCTATTGCCCAATATACGGGCGTTGCTTCGCGTGTCTCAACGATGGCAACGACCCTGTTCTTTGCAAGTAGCTGTATCTCCCTACGCTTGGTGACGTCCATCTTTGAAAGGATGAAGGTTATCGCAGGGACATAGTACAACGTGCCTTTATTGCTGCCCGGTGTCGGGTCATCATTGAAGGAACTTTCCTCCTTGTCGAGTTCGTATTTGTAGAACACGGTCGCTGGCGTTCCTATCGTGACGCCTCCTGTGGCGTATGCGGGGACGAGGCTTTCCCAATCCGCAAGGCTTGCAAACCTTACGGATTTGATTCCGCCTATCGCGTCCTTACAATCGAGTGTGAACCCTGTCGTTAATGCACAAGCCATGTTGCTATCAGATTATGATTGAAACCACTTCTCCGGGGAATGCCACCTGACATCCTAACTTGAACTCAACCGCGAGTTTCACCTTGCGGTCGTCCTGCGAATACCACGTCTCAAAGTTCTCGAAGTCGCCCTCGGCATCCACTCCTATGAACATATTGCTCTTTCTTGCGAAATAGGTCTTCTCCTGACCTGTCAGTCCGTTGACGGGAACAATTCTCATATTCATTCCTGGATAGATCAGCCCTGCGCCTGAATCGTCAGGATCAGCGTTACCGCTCGGTGCTTGGTTGAGTGCCATTCCGTTGGTGCTGCCACCATTGATCATTGCCGAATACAGTAGGGCATAGAGATCGTAACCCACGTATGCGATGCCGTCTGCAAAGTCTGCAAGTCCATTCGTGGCCGCAGAGAGGTAAAGACGCTCTATCGCCTCCCGCGCTGCCGCTTCGGTGTATAGCGTGCTCAATGGTGTGCCGCCCGTGTTGGCGTCAATAGTGCCTGATGCGAGTAGTTTGATGTAGCCATCCCAGAATTGGTTGTTAGATGGTCCGCCTGCCGTATCACCGCGCCAAATAGCAACGTCAATATCGCGGGCGATCTTGGATGTGTACTCATCGAGTATCATTCTCCATACCTCATCAGGTTCGACCTTGTCCTTCATCGCACCTGGCGTCAGTTGTGTCGCCAGATACTTCGGCTCAAGGTCCTTATCGCACCACTCGGAATTGACCCTCACCTTGCCCGGTGTAAGTGTCCGCTGCGTGAACGTGGTGTCACCCGAAGCGTTAAAACTGCACCCGTCCGTCTGAAAGAAGACGGATGATGAAATCTGTGGCAACTTCGATGGACCTTTGATGTTCGGAACGACCGTTGTCAGGTCCATCATTTTCGCCCCTAATACGGTCGCCCGCATGAGGTCGAACTGATTCTCGTTCGTGAAATCTACCAACCCTGTTACGTCAAATGCCATGATATTAGTTTTTTAATTTGTTCAATTTCGTGAAGTCGAAGTCCGTGTTCTTCTTGAATGGGTTTCTACCTTTGTTCTTCGGTTTTTCTTTCGGTGTGTCTGCAAACTCCTCAAAGAGTTCTATCAGCCCCGAAAGCGTGTCCTTCAGTTTCTTGTTCTCGTCCTTCAGTTCGATTATCTGCTCCTTCTTTGCGAACTTCAGTCTGTCGATCTTCTCGGTGATCGCTACGTTCAGCTTGTTGATGATCTGCTCCTGTAACTTTTCAAGGTCGAAGGCCGGGGCTTGCTCAGGCGTTGCTCCTTCAGTATCAACCTCCTCGTTCATTTCTTCGGGCGCGGCTTCTTCACCTTCGCCCTCAACACCTACCACTTCAACGATTATTCCGCCCTCAACAGTAATGACCGTCCCATCCTCAAGTTCAACCTGACCGTCTGCAACCGCTGTCAATTCGCCATCTTCTGAAACGACCTCTGCGGTTGCACCCACCTCCAAAGCCGGCTCAATGCGTAGTATCGTACCGTCAACCATCTTGACATCAGCGGCCTTTACCTCCTCCTGACCATCATCGAAGACGATCTTCTTGATCTCGGAGAGTTTAGCTATTACCCGTTCGCGTGTGGTCTTTTCCTTTGCCATGACAATAGGTGTCTTTGGTAATAAAATACGCTGCTATCTAAAGTGTTTCAAAAGTTATTGCAGTTGCCCGGATATATGTTCGGAATCACAGCATTCGGGATGCTCTTTTTCTGAGCATCCAAAAAGAAGCAATGACGAACAGAGTGACCATTTCATGTCTCTGAGAGTACCCGTATGACCTCGTTAATCAGATCCTGCTCAAGCTCCGCTGTCGCCTTGTCAACGAACACTCCCTCAATCGAGAACCCTTTGAATGTACCGTCCTTGACCTTCTCCCACACATCATCGTTATCAACTTTGAACGACCCGAACCATGATCCATCAGGTAGCTTATTGAATCCTTCAGGCGTTCGCTTGTTCGCGTCTATGATGAAACTTTCAAACATATACACCCCGTCCACTTTCGTCTCATGCATCAGATTCACCGCATCGCTCGGCTGTGTCCTAAAGAACTTATGTACTATCTTCTCAATAGTATCGGAATCGAACTTCACATAGAATGCAGCACCGTTCTCGTCCTCCCTGTAAATGGGCAGGTTGGCGACCATCAACGCACCTGATACAACGCGCTTTTCCCTGTCGTGAATTTTGAACCGTTGCTCCTGTTTGGAGAACGCCATCCATTGACGCTCTATTGCAGGCGAATCTACAAGGGCGATAAATTCGACCCCTGTTTCTTCGTGATCATCTATTGTCAGGTTGATAAGCGGTATCTTGTCCATATCATTAAAATACGTCCGTGGCCGTTTCGTTTCATCCGAAGGTCGCCTGACCTTCGATCTGCGTGATGTTCTGTTGGCTGCCTGTTATGCCCGTCTCGACTACGAAAGCCTGAATGGGAGCGAGTTCTGCCTGTTCGGTGTTTCCGAGTTCCGTGGTGTTGGTGGTTACTCCTGCTGATGTTGGGGCTGTTGCTGGTGGTGGTGGTGTTGGTGGTGGTGGTGAAGGACCAGGAACGTTAGCCGTATTTAACGTAGTTACTGCTGATGCTATCCCTGCGACCACAGCCGCCACACCTGTTGCGATTGCCACAAGATTTGCAGGATAGGGCATTGATTGAGCTTGTGCGATTGCTCCCGTAATTGCCACCGCTGTATCTATTGCAATTTGTGCTACTGCTAACACCTTCGCAGCGATTACACCTTCTTTTGATTGTTGGTTAATCATGGAAGCAATAGACCCTAATACGCTGCCTAAAGATTGCGCTACACCTTGCCGCGCTTTTGCTACCGCTCGATCTTGTTTTAAAAGTTCCGCATCTGCTGCCTTTTTCTTCTCTGATTCCTCAGACGCGTATTTATCTTTGATCGCTTGGATCTCAACGCCCGTAACTTCCTCCAATGCTTTACGCAGCTCCAATTCAATTTCGGAATCTCCCTCGATTTTTGCAAGCCTGCGCTCTAAGTCAAGTTCTGCTTTTTCAATTTCACGCTGTTCTTCGCTTTCAATCAGTTCTATCTTAGCATCTGCGAGGTCTTTTTGCAATGCTAATTCAGCTTTTGCCGCGTCCTCCTGTTCCTTCTTTTTCTCATTTGCCAACTTGGATTCCTCCGCTCTTAGTTGGGCATTGATAGTGTTTAACTCTCTTTGGAACTGTCGTTGCGTGTTTAGCCGTGTTGCTGTCTGCCTGTTGACCGCTGCTATCGCTTTAGCTTCTTTATCTAAGTTCTCTTTGTTGCTTCGACTGAAAGTGTTCTCAAGTGTTTGTGCTTCTGCTCGTAATTGTAGTACCTCAGTCTCAGCTTTCAATAACCCGTCCTGTAATACAATAGCTTCGTTGATAGCCACCTTCCTTTCTTCCGCTCCGAATTGGTCTTCTTGTCTGGCTTTTAATCTTAATTCTGCAATCTTACCCTCTGCCTTAGAACGGTCAACTAATAACTTTCGCTCTATCTTATCCGCCTTTGCCCTCATATCAGCAACCTTCGCACCCTCTGCAACCTCTTCCTGAGTTACCTTGATAAATTCCTTTGTAGCTTCAACGGCTGCAAGGGTCTTTTCCGTTATGTCTTCAACTCCCAACGCTACCTTTGCTGTTGCGTCCAACGCTATCTTACCTGCTTGTCCGAAGTCTCCTTTGAATAACGCTTGCACCGCTTCACCTAATTGCGGTATTAACTCAACAAGACCTTCAAAACGGTTTACAATGTTTTTCTTTACCAGTTGCCCGAAAGCCCTCAACGATTCCTGTGGATTCTCAAAAGCTGCGATTACTTTCTCGCCAAAGTCTGCCAACAGGTCACGAAGATTACCGACCACAACACCTATTTGAGCCATGATGCGGGCGTACTTATTCTGCCCCTCTTCGCTATCCGTGAAAGCCGCTTTGACCGCTGCAATAGTTACCGCTATGCCCGCCAATAATAACCCCAAAGGCGTGGCAATAAAGGCCACTGCTGCCTTTGTCATTGACTTAATGCCAGTTGCAAATGAAACAGCCGCGCCCGTTGCGCCTCCCATTTGGCCACCGAGTTGTTTGGCATTGTCGGATGCACCCTTAAACCCTTTCTTCATGTCCGAAGAGGTTTTCTTGGTCTGCTTGCCTAAGTCCTTAACGGATGCTTTTGTCTTATCAACGCTTTTTGATGCGTCCGAAGTATCGACCTCTACCTTGAATGCTACTGTCTTTGTTGCCATTATTCAGTTATGAACCATTCTACACCGTCACACCATACGCTTACAAAATCATATTGAGAACCTAAATTATAGGTAGTTGCTCCGTTGATTGTTTCGCTACCATCCCCATCTACTACTACGCCCGATGCGCTTACATCTGTCTTTAATACTTGTATCCTCACATCCGTACTATCAGCAACAGGAGGAAGCGTTATGGTTACCACTTTGCTGGTGCAATCGCAAAGAA